ATCTATTTTTAAATGGAAGTTTTTCAATGTCTATAGTTTGGTCTTTTAATTTATATGTTCCTTTATTAATTACATTACCGTATTGTCTTATATCTTCATCTTGATTTCGTTTTTCTTCTTCAGATTTTTTACCTTTACCAATTGATTTTGGATTTAGGGTCATTAGATTTTGCCCCATTATATTTCTTAATTGTTCGTATTGTCCTTTTTTGAGAACTGATAAATATTCAGCTTCGCCGGATTCGGCTACCGTTACATTAGTTCTAGTATCTATTTTTCCGAAAAGGTCTCCTAGTTTTTTGGGTTGCGCGGTTTTTTTTGGAAATCCTTCGGCGGCATATATTTGTGGAGTTTTATCTTTTTGTAATTGTCTTCTTTTTGCTCCTTCAACTCTTTTTGAAACTAATTCCTGTTCTTCTTTGGTTAACTTATTCCACTTTTCTTTATCTTCCATAATTTGTTTTAAGACACGAGACGAAGTACTTTTAACTCCTGTCTTTTCCATTATGGATTCAATAGATTTTCCTGTTTGAATGGCTTGTTTACTTAATCCTGCCTTTAATGCCCTCTCCATATCGACAATTTTTTGTGGTTTTTCAAATACACCTGTTATTTTATTTACTAATGTTCCCGCACTATCTATAACTTTGTTTATACTTTTTGTGGAAATTAATCCGAAAGTAAATCCTGAGATAATACCACTTGCTAAATTTTTACTAACATTGGCAACACCCATTGCGCCGCCTTCCAGACCTTTGCCATATTTTTTTGATATTTCTCCAAATTCATGTATTCCTTTAATTAAACCCTTTATACCTCCAATTGCGCCAGCAATTCCCAATCCTGATTTTAAAAGTTTTGTAGGTAATCCCCCTTTTGTTCCTCCTAAGAATTTTCCTGCGCCTGTTCTGAATAATTTTTTAAGTCCTATTCTTCCCATTTGAGCGGTTTTACGTAAGACTCCTTTTTCTCCAGCCGCCCCGCGCCCACCTTTAAGAAAATTTAAAAGACCCCCTAATGCCGCCTGCCCTTTTAAAAAAGCCCACTTTGCGGCATCCCAAAGCATTTTAAGTAACCATTGATTTCGGAACCACTTGAAAAATTTATTTTGTTCCCCAAACATTCCCATAGTGGTTTTTTTATTTTGGTTAGTTTCTTTAAATATTCCAACTTGCGTCTCTTGTAGTTCTGTGGCTTTTGCTCTAGTAGACATTCGACCCGATGCGCCGCCCATATTGCTTTTAATAGCCTTAATTCCTTTACCTATTCCTATTTTGGTTTGTCTGAAACTTCTCTTAACATCCCTAACCCCTCGCCCAATTTTGGTTTGAGCCAGGGCCATTTTTAAACCACCACCTCGTTCTTTGGAAGTAGCGGTTTGAAGAAATTTTATAGTACCCAATCCAAAATTGAGAAGATTTTTCCCCATTCCCGCAATCGAGTTTGTAGCCTTAGCAATAGAGCCAAAAAAAGTAGTACTGAAAATGGAATCCAGTTTTCCTGCTACTTTTGTCGTCCTATCGCTGAATTCTTTAAATGTTTTATTAATCTCTTTGTAGAATTCTTTATTTTTTTGGAGTTTATATCCCATCTCGAAGAGTTCAAGTTGTTTTATTTTCTTATTATAATCCTGTTGGAGTTTGAGGGAAGTTTCCAGTTCCCCTCCTCTAGCCTTTCGTATGTCTTGTTCAACTCCCCTGATTTTTTTATTCAGGTCTTGTAACTCCGTCATTCTTAATTGATTATTTTTTTCTCTTTGTTTTTTTTGGTCGCTTTCAAATTTTTTTATACTGTCGGTGATAGATTTTCCATCATCTTTTACAATACCCGCAACATCCTTAAAAAGTTGTTTAATATTTTTTGTAATATTATCTAATGCTCCTGTAAGTTCTTGATGTTGCTTTTGTTGTAATGCTATTAGGTCTTCTGTTGTTGCTTGTCCAGCCATATTGAAAGGTTCCTTTTAAGAGAGAATCGAAGTCTTCACTACTATTTATTATTGTGGGATTATAATAAGTTAAATTTTGGTTCTATTATCTTCTTCTGCTTTTTCTTCGTTTTTTGTCCTTACCAAAACATCTAATAAAATTATTCTGTCGTTTACGGAAAGGTCTAAGATATCTCCGATCCCACCCAAATGTCCCTTATAACAAAGATTAAAAATCTCCGTCATCAGATCTTTGTAACGCTTGACTAAAAAATCTGCCTTATATTGTAACCCGAAAAAAGGTCAGAGGTTCCAACTCTATCTTGCCCCCCTTTCCGCAATCGGTACAATAATATTCCTTTTCTAACTTATAACCGTATGCCGTGCTTGTTTTGTTATTGAAGAAATCGATGATCACCTTTAAATCGGAAGGAGATAGGGCATCAAGAAGTTTAACCACTTCAAAGTAGTTGTCAAATTTAATAGGTTCACCCTGGGTTTCCGTTACTTTTTCTGTAGCATGTGCAATAGAAATGAGGAGCCTTGTTAGAATATCATCAGGTAGGGCCTTCATTGCTTTGTCGATTTCTTTCAATTTCTTCAACGTGGTGAAATTGAGATACCAGTTAAATTTGGTTTCGGGTAGTTCAACCTTGAATGGGTACTCAGCATCCGTAGGCACGGTAACAAGATTCAAGTCTTCTTTGTTTAATTTAATAGAGACTTTATGATTTTCAGAATCCGTAATATTGATATCCTTTTCTCCAGGGAATGTAATAGTTGACAATTCAATTAAGATGTAGTCTTGGTCGAAAGTTGTCAAATTTTCCCAATCGAAGTTAGGTTGGCCTTCGAACTTGGCGCATTTGGTAATCAAGTTTAAAAGAGAGTTTTCTTTGGATGAAAACATTTCTTTAATTAATATTTTTTCATCTTCAGTTGTCAGTTCCCTGATTTTGATTTCTTTCGGGTATCCGCATCTTCCATTTGAGGGAAGATTAAAATTAAACCAGACTACCTGTTTTGCCTGCTTCTCTTTCATCGATTTGATGATGTTAAGAATGTGGTTTGGCGGCAAAGCACTTACTCTTTCGAATTCGTTGAATGATACGGGCGCTACTGGCGTAGGTTGTAACTGTGTTGATGCCGCTTGCACTTTTTGACGTGCAATTTGTTGTAAATCTTTGGGTGTTTCTTGCATTTTTATACTCCTTTTTGGTTGTTAAAAATTTGAAAATGATAATTATATTGATTCATTCTTAACACCATTATTATTTATTGTTTTTCTATTTTAACTTATTTTTACAGAAACATTAGCATTACCACTAAGTGCTGAAACATTAAACATTTCTTTAAATGTAAAATAATCAAGTGAAAAGGTTACAGGAAAAGTGGCAATATTTTCAGTTGAATAATCTAGGGCGATTGTTCCTATATCCTTGGGCCAAATACCATGAAGCGTATAAACTCTTTGGGGTATTGGGATAATACCATGATGATTTGTTAATAATTGAAGTATTGCTTCCCTTTTGTATCCAACATCTTCTAAACTTTCACTACCCCCAGTTTCAGCATCATAAACTTCCGTTCTCCATTTTTGGAAATAATTATGTGCCACATTTATTGCATCATCACGAATGATGACTTTCCAATCTTGAAAGTCTGTTTTCCCTGCCACTTTTACTTTGCTCCCCATCCATCCTACAGATATTTGAGTACTCGTGGATACAGGGGTTTCTGATGAAGCGATTAATTCTGTTATAAAATTCGGGTTTAAAGAAGCGGAAGCATTTACACTAATTGTTTTACTTCCAAAAAATGGAATATTAGGAGTTTTTATATTTAAGGATTTTGATAATGTTCGAGGATTTTTATTAAAAAACAAAACCCTAAACAAATAAGTTCTATGAAAATCCATATATTTGTTTAAAGTTTGTTGAAAATCGCTAGGTGAAATACCCATTTTTTATTCTCCCACTCCTTCAATATCGTAATAATCAAATGACATGGTTACTGGAAAAGTACTAATATTATCTGACTCATAATCAAGTTGTATATTACCTATTTCCATCGGCCATGCGCCGTGCATAACATATCGTCTAACTTGTGTCGATTTTTTCGGCGATATCATTTCCAAATTAATAGCTCTTTTATATCTATTTGGCAAACTAGAATTTATTTCTGGATAAATCATCCGCCTCCAATCGTTAAAATATTTAAAAGCCGCACCATCCGCATCATCTCTTACGGTAATTTGCCATTGTTGCGGGATTGTTCTTCCACCTTGTTTAATTTGGGAATGCATAAAATCAACAATTTGTGCGCTTGTGTTTACGATAGGAGTTTGGGTATTCGCAATCCATTGGCATTTAAAACCATCATCAATAATTATTTTAAACAGATAGGTTCGGAAAAAATCCTTTATAATTTTTTGATTAAATTCCGTTATACCTAGTTCGTTTATTTCACTCATGTTGCGTTAGGGGGTGCTGTTAACCCGACAAAAAATCTGTCAAAAGCAAAATCAACATTATAGGTTAATATGGAATCGTTTGCATAATCCAAATTACCACCGCTAATTCTGACAGGAAAAGCACCATCTAATGTGAAACTCACATCTGTTTGTTCTTGTCCTAATTCATTTAGTAATATCAATGATATATAATTTTTGTAATAACAAGGTAAATTTGATACTCTTGTAGATGAATTATATGCCATTAATTGCCATTCATAGAAATATCGAAAAGTGCTGATACCTGTTTCCGGGCCTAAAGGAATCTTAATTAATTCTGTAAATTTTTTTAAAAGATTACTTTGAGAAATAAGATTACCTAAATATTTTCCCCAATCTGGAAATTGCCCTGTTGCTACCGATGCGGCCGAGGCTCCCCCTTTTGCGGCGAGATTGAGTCTGAAAGTAGCACTCCAATCTTGAAAAGTTGTTTTGGCAGAAACCTTAAACTCACTATTATAATAAGCAATTTTTGTAGTATCAGAACTCATAACTGGGAACGCCGTTGAAGCCGTACAATAATGAAATCCGTCGCCGGGGGTAATAACACCCGTCATTGGCCCAACTATTTTAGGAAGATGAATTTTAAACAGATAAGATTTTTGATATTCAATGCTGTTAATTTGTTCTGCGAATTGTGAAACTTTTAACTTTTCTTCCATTTTTAATTAGTCTTCTTGGTTCCTATAATCAGCCAGCTTCGAAAATTTATATCCGTTTAGACTGTCGGTTCGAACTCGTCAAAGTTAAGTGTTACTGGGAACGTAATAATTCCTTCTGTTGCGTAGTCCAGCGACATCTGCCCGATGGAACCCGGCCATGCGTTAACAATCTTATATCCTCTGCCATGATTGCCACGATTATCCAAGAGATAGAGGTCGATAGGATATTTGTATTGGTTCGGAATATGTGATTGCCCGCCGCTCAGTTCTCCAGCCTTATCAGTAGTCTGGTATACCAACCGTCTCCAAAGTTTGAAGTAGTTGTAGGCCAATGAATTGGTATCGTCTCTGACGGTTACTGCCCATTCTGCGTATTTGGTCTGTCCTGCAATCTTAATTTCAGAGTTCATCCAAGGCACGGTGATAACGCCGCTGGTTTCAACAGGAGATTGTGAAGATGCCACAAAATACGTGATGATAGAGGCATCGCTGACACCCGGAATGGGATACAACCATACCTGAAACAAATACTGCCGATGGTAGTCGGTTGATGGCCCTAACTTGCCAATAGTTTTTTCAAAAAATGATGTTGGTGAAATTACAGTTGTATCAGCCATATTTACTCTCCTTATGTGTTGCTAATAATTGACGATATCTCGTCTTTTGTAACCGTGAAGTTAAAGATGATATACTCAGCTGCGAAGATAGGTTTAATATAGATATCAACGATGATTTGTCCCGCTGCGATAGTTTGGTTTGTATTGTTTGTATCATCGCAAATTACACGGAAGTCCTCAATACCATCTCTTGCCTTGATGGATTCCAGATAAGGCTCACAAGTTCTGACAATCCTCAATCTCGTATCGAACGTATTCGGTTCGAACAAGAAGGCCTTCATGCTGTTCTTGATGTCCTTCTCCATCTTCAACATCAGTCTGCGGATAGGAAGTTTATTAAATGCGGATGAACCCACATACATTGTCTTGATACCATACACAACTGGGCCTGCCCCGTCATTGATAATCGGGTTGATACCTGCGGCGTACA